AGCAACTATCGTTCAAATATTTGACGATAAGAATGAAACATTTTGGTATGAGCAAACGTTGATCAAAGAACATATTGATGATCCATTATGTTTGAATTTGAATTTTGTGAATTACAGAGAAGGCAGAGGAATATCTATACCTGCAGGGTTAAAGGTGTGGACACACTCTATCACACGCAAACGACGATATTCAAACACATCTCCAGGAGTTGATTGGTGTTTAGGCGGAGGTGGTCATACAAATTTTGTAGCCTATCATAATAAAGATAACAAGATCAAATATTTTGATTCGGATCCTGGAGAAGAATGGACTAAAGGATTTGGTAATCTTTGTCGCATGAATTCCATAACTTATGGTAACAGTTACAATCTAAATAAATTATGGTGGAACAATGGTGAACAATCAGTCATGCGTCAACAATGTCCTGGTGATGCATGGAAGCCTGGAAGATTGTCTTGGACCACTAAAACCTCCCCATCACAAGCTAAGAGAGCCAAAATAAGCCACGCCAACAATGGCAAGAAAGCGTACAATAATGGAGATTACACTATTATGCGCAAGGAACACCCTGGTCCGGAATGGGTTGAAGGTGTGTTACCAAATATGACCACTATGATGAAACGCAGTGTGGCAAAGCGAGGTAAACCAAGCAACACCAAGGGTAAACATTGGTGGAATAATGGTTCAGAAAATAAGCTTGCTGAAATTTGTCCTGGTGTTGACTGGATCAAAGGTAGACTACTCTAACCAAATTTAAACAGAATACCTGTTTCAGGCTGTGATAAATATCAAAAAGCAACAGTTGAGAATGTGCAATGCCAAAGTTTGGTGGGTTTAATCTGGGAAATATAGGAGGAGCATTGCTTACCAATGCAGTGGGCAGTGTGGCCAATGCTGTGTTGCCTCGCAGTGCATTTGGCAATTTTGGACTGGGCGATCAGGTCAGTAGTTTTCCCAAACAAAATGCCAAGGATAGAAAAGCCAGTTTGCGTCCCAGACCGGCAGCAGCAAACACCATCTACGGTAGCGGATTGCTTTTGCCCATCAAAGAAACTCAGGGTTTGGTATGGCCCTATCAACCACAAATCACATACAATCACAGTGTGGATTATCAAGCTCTCAGCCCAGTGCATGCCAATCAGGACTTTCATGTGTTCAGTAGAGTGCCTGCTGTGAACTTGCAGGTAAACGGCAGTTTCAGTGTGCAAAATCAAATGGAGGGTGCCTATGCTCTGGCAGCCCTACATTTCTTTCGCACTGTAACCAAAATGAATTTTGGAGAAAATGACCCAGCAGCAGGCACACCTCCGCCCATACTGTTGTTTAATGCTTACGGTCCCTATGTGTTTAGTGATTTGCCGGTGATAGTCAAAGACTTCAATGTTGAGTTTCCAGACGATGTGGATTATGTACAAGTGGAAGTCACTGGTGTAGATGCTGGCAACACCACTCCACAAAGCCAAATGAGCAGCAGTATATTGCAAGAAAGACTCACACCACTGCCTCCACAACAAATACTCAGAGATGCACAAGGAAGATTGCAAGGGTTTGTGGGAGCAGCAGATGGCAGCTATTTTGACGGCCCAGACAGGAGAGTGATTGCAGGAAGAAACACACCAGTGCCTTCAACAAACACTACTGCTGCCAGCCAAAAATACACAGTGTGGTTGCCCAGTTTGTTTAAAATTTCCTGCACCATGATTGTGCAACATACACCTCGGGATCTGCGCACCAGATTCAATTTGCCCAGATTTAGAGACGGTGCACTCAATCAAAAGGACTTTATCTGATGCCCAAAGCCTCCTACAGCAAATCCAGTCCCTACTATAATACTCCACAAAACAGTTGGTATTTGGAATTGTGGAATGCTCCACAAATTGCCACCAGCAATACAGACGGAATTTTCACTGTCACAGACAGATATCAAAATCGTCCAGATCTACTCAGTTATGATGCTTATGGTACACCCAAATTATGGTGGGTGTTTGCCCTGGCCAATCCCAATCAGATAAGAGATCCCATTTATGATCTGGTGGTGGGGTTGAAGATAGTCATCCCCAGCAAAGACAGCCTGCAAGGATACATCTGATGGCTCAGAGTCCCAGAAATGGAACACCCACGGCCTTTCAGGCCAAACAGGCATTATCAAGAGCTCAACAGGCTGAACGCAGATATCAGGATGATCAAAAAATTGGTCAACAGATTGATGATCCTGAACTCAAGGCGCAGGTATTGTTGGACAGTGAATCCACTCGTAGTAGAGAGCTGGAAAAATCCAACACTGTGCTGGAACAAACCAACAATTATGTTCCTGTGGTGCCCAGCGCAAGCACAGAAACCCTCAATGCACAATTGGGTCCTACAACAGAATTGCCTGCTGTAACCAGTGATACCATTTTGAATGAGCAACTAAATCAGGCATTACCAGCACCTGACACCTTGATACCAGTAAACACTGATCAGATCATAAATGAAAGCATCAGCCAAACTCTGGGACCACCCCCTGAGTTGCCTGCTGTGACAAGAGAGCAGTTGGCATCGCCCAAGCCTGCCAGTGGAACTACTCCTGGTGGCAGTGCATCACCCAGCCCCAGCAACACCAATGCCACTGCCTCAGCCACCACCAGCACCAATCCTGTTAGCTCTACAAATGCTGATGGTGCAACTGCTAATACAACATCAATTCCCAAACAATTGGGTGATGTGAAGTTTAATTTTCAGGATAATGAATTCAATCAATACGATAGAGTGGCCTATCATTTCAGGTTGGTTTTGGTAAATGACCTGGATGCCAATGATCCAGATGTGGGTAGAAAGATCATCAACAATCAGGTGCGCAAATTCATAATTTGTGAAAGTGGAGTTACACTGGGATTCAACCTAACAGATGTGACTATCACTGACATTGTCAGTCCCAATTTCCGCAGTCGCAGCAACATGACCACAGAAATAAGGCTCAAGATGATTGAGCCTTATGGAATGACATTACCTGACAGATTGTATAATGCCAGTAAACAATTGGGTATTCCACAATGGCGCCTGGCACCCCTGTTCTTGGAATTGGAATTCAGATACATCAAGAGTGATGGCACCATCTACAATCCCCAGGGTGAACAAAAACTCATCAAAGTCTACAGCTTGAATATCATTGAGTTTGACAGCCAGCTGACAGAATCTGGCACAGTATATGATCTGCAATGTGTTGCCAAAGACAACATGGGGTTTAGAGATTTCTATCAGATCATGACCAAAACACACAGTGTGGAAACCAAGGGCATGACCATCAATCCCAATGGCAACAGTGTGGGCGGTTTTTTTGAAAGTTTGGGCAAGGTGATCACAGACAGATATGCCAAGGAAAGAAAGGACAACATTACCAGTCAAGTTGTGCCACCTGTGATGGAATATATGTTTGTTGTGGACAAAGATCTAGCCAAGCAGGAAATAAATTATGATGATACTGTGAGTGCCAGACGCAGAAGTTTCAAGGGCACCAGCAATGGTGAGATAACCATTGCCAGAGGCATAAGTGTAACAGCACTTGTGGACGATGTTCTTGCCAGTATCAAAGAAGTAAAATTTTTCATAGCAGATCAATATGCTGGCCTAATAAAAATTCCTCGTCTGGAATGTATTACAGAAAACATTGGCTGGGATGGACTGCGCAAGGATTACATCAGACGATTCACATTTGTTATAGGGTTGAAAACAAGTCCCAGACCCATACCCTATAGACAGTTGGCTGAAGAATTGCAGTCAGATGCACAAAGACAACAATCCAGGTTGAAGATTCTAGCAGAGAATATGAAAAAAGCCTATGAGTATTGGTACACAGGCAAAAATACTGAAATACTCAGTTTGGATGTGAAATTCAATCAATTGCATGTGGTGGTTGAGCCAGCATTGCAGACAACCCTGCCGCCTGAACTCACAGACAGCAAAAAGGTTGACACCAGGGATGCTGTGCTCAAACAAAAAGCCAATTTGGAACAAGAACGAAAGTTATGGACCAATCCGCAGGCTGACGCTGTGAATCCAGATACTCAACTCAAAGAAACCTTGCGTTTGAATGAAGAAATTCAACGCACAGAAGAACGCTTGATGGAAATCAACACTGACAGCATCTATCTATTTGATGCCAACAGCCAACTGAGACCCATGTTGGGGTTGGGAACCACACCCAGTCAAAAAGAACAACAGGCTATTACACAATTGCAAAATTTGAGATCCAACCTCAACAAAGCTAGTCAAGTAAAACAGTTTGTGGAAGATGTCAGCAGACAGATCATGGATAACAATCGCCTGCAACTGAGCTGGAGCACAGATCCCAGAGACATGCAAAATACACAGACTCGTGCATTTGCAGGCACCACCAACAGCAATGACCCAACATCATCCACACGTGCCATAGTCAGCAGCATTCTCACCCAAATATATGACAGATCTGGAACACAAATGTTGGAAATAGACATGGAAATCCGAGGAGACCCTTATTGGTTGGGTCTCACTGATGTGGAACGCACTGTGGAACTCAGAGAAATTGTCAACAAACTCAACAACAACCAAAGTGTACCCAACAATTTGGGAAATCCCACCAACACAAATAATAATTCACAATTTGTGAATGTATATGACACAGATGCAACCATTTTGCTAAAATTCAGGAGTGGTGGACAACCCAGTAGTGAGACTGGGTTGCAAAACCTGGAACAGGAAAGTGATTTCTTTTATGGTATCTATATAGTTTTGGAAGTGAATCATGAATTCAAAGATGGCAAATTCACACAACGACTCAAAGCCATGAGAGACACACTCATAGATTTGACTGCCATCAGAGCAGCAGAAAAACAGGGCATGAGTACCAATCAACCAAACACTTTACCAGGAGTTACTCCTACAAACTCACCGTTGCAACCAAATAATGGTGTCAATACAACTCAGTTAATTAATAATGGTGAGAGCTCAGGAAAGATGATTGCCAGAGCCAGTAACAATCCCAATACAAATCAGATTGCATTGACTCCTCAACAGAGCACATCATCCGCAATGGCCACAAATAATAGTGATTATATCTCAGGAAACAGCCCAGAAGCTGTAGCTGCCAGAAATGCTCAACTGGGACCTATCCGACAACAGTCTCAAAATACTGAGTTTGCAGGATACAAGGGCACCCAGGCTGCCAATTTAGGACCTTCACTTAATTTAATGGGTGTAGATGGCTTAGGGCAAGGCGATAATAGTAGAAGTGTGTATTTGCCCCAATCTACCACTTACCAAAGAGCAGGAATTCTCGAGCCTGGACAAAGTTCCATGGGATACACTATAGATCCCAATACAGAATATGTTGATGAGAAGGGTTTGATTCAACTAAAAAAGTAAACATTTATTACAATTGGTAAGAAAGTGAATTATATTCAAGATTATCTACAAGGTAACTAGTTATGGCAAATTTAGGAAAGTTTAGTACACAGTTACCCAAAGCCTATAACATGGATCCTGAGGGCAAACGCAGCACCTGGGATAAAATATATGCTGGTTTTGTGAGAGACACCCAGGATGGTTCCAGACTGGGTAGAATCAAGGTTTGGATACCTGAATTGTGCGGACCCGACACGGAAGACACCTGGATCATTGTGGACTATGGTAGCCCATTTGCTGGAGCAACTCCTGCTGCTGATCTGGGGGCCAATCCAGGTGGTGGACAAAAAAGTTATGGCATGTGGATGATACCCAAGGACAAGGACAACCAGGTATTGGTGGTTTTTGTAAATGGAGATCCCAACAGAGGTGTGTGGATAGCCTGTTTGCCACATGTGGATGCTCATAGAATGACTCCCAGTATGCCTGGCAACAGTATCCCTCCTGAAGAAGCCAACAAAAATGTTGCTGCACCTCCCTCTGAGGCCCCAGCACAAACCATGCCTGCCGTTGGGCCAGCCACCCCTGCAACTCCCAGTGCCGCAGGGGGTGACAGTCAGCTGGGTCCCACACAGCAACGCAGTGGAACTGATCAGATCCCTGCACTGGGAAATGCTACTCGCAGCAGTCACAACAGTTATGATGTTTTTGGTATCAATACTCCTGGTGGCAATAGATTTATCATGAGTGATGCTGAGGGAGAAACTCAGATCAGATTGGGCACCAGAAACAACATTCAACTTGTGTTACACAATGAAACAGGTATTGCCACTCTCATGACAGGAGACGGCAAAAGCAGAATTGAACTGCACAGAGATGGGGCAATCTACATTTATGGTCAACAGAACATAAACATTCGCAGCAAACAGGATGTGAACATTCATGCAGACAAGAATGTGAACATCCAAGCTGGAAACCTGGTGCAAATCAAGAGTGATGCTGCTATGAAAATTCAAAGTGGTGATCGCATGAATTTTTATAGCCTTGCCAACATACACATGACCAGCATGGGCGAACACCATCGTTACAGCAATGGTCACATTTTTGATACCAGCAGTCAAAAAATCAACAGATTGGCCAACTTTGGGATAAGAGACACCACCAACAGTGGCAATATTGATGTATTCAGCTGGGGCAGTATTGTGCTCAACAGTGCCAATGATTTTGATATCAAAACAGTTAGTAAATTGTCACTACAAAGCACATTGGGAACAATGCATCTCAAAACCCATGATGTGTTGAACATATGGGGGCAAAATGATGTGAACATCAAAAGCACCACAAAAGTCAACATACAAAGCACAGAAGATCTTAACATCAAAAGTGGTGCAAATCTCAATCTAGATGCAGCAAGCAGTGGAAATATAAGAAGCAGCAACCCCTTGAACCTACAAAGCCTCAATGGCAACCTCAATATCAAAGGTGGTACAACAGTTGTTATTGGACCCACCAGCATCATTAATGCTGGAACTGTACCCAGTGCAGGTGCTGCTGGTGCTGCTGACAATGCCCAAGATAGTGTGCCCATAGCAGAACAAGCACTACCTGCTGTGATAGCAGATACTCCCACAACCTACAATCGTGTGGAAAACAGTCCAGACAGCAGTGGAACAGGCGGTAGTGGAGGACCTGGAGGTGCAGGCGGCGGCGGCAGCCAGAGTGTGATCAGCACCATCACAAGCGAAACACCTGGACCAGAACCTGACACAACAAGATTCATGAACAGTCCTGGTTACAGTGGCACCAACACTGTGGAAATAGCAGAAGATGTTGCAGAGGGTATAAACACAGGACAAATCTTGAAAAATCAAAGCACGCCATTGCAAACATTGGGGTTTGTGGGCAGTGGAGCAACCATTGGTGAAGGTGGGGGTGCTACAAATGACAAGGGATTCAATCCCTTGATTTATGAAGCCATTCAGGCCATACAAACAACCTATCCCAGAGCAAGACTCAGCAGTGGAGTAAGAACCAGTGATGGTGCCAGTCAGCACAGTTTGGGGAATGCTGTGGACTTTGTATTGGATGGATTGAGCACCATTGAGCGCAGCAGCCTCATGCAAGAAATAGCCACAGGAATAACCAGCGGCAATGGGCCCTACAGATTTGTCAGAGGTGTGGGCACATATGATACAACAGGAAGAATCCTTCACTTGGATTGCCGTCCTAGGAACAGTGCTGGTGTTGTTAATGCCATGGATGCTTGGGGGCCCAACTACAGCATCAGTAGCATCAGTAGCACACCCAGTTGGTTCCAACAGGCCCTGCAGGCAAGTGGAGGCAGTATTGGCTTGAGGCCAGCCAATCCCAGGTCCCAAACTCCTGGAAAACCTGGTGAACCTGCACCCACCAACAGTGAACCGTTGAGATGGATTGGCACAGGTTATGAAGCAAATGGTGCTCCCAGATATAGAACCGAGCCAGTTACAAACTGGACATTCAAACCAGCCAATCAATACAGCATAAGTGACATAGGCTTGACAGATATCAAAAATTTCGAAGGTCTGAGAGGGCCTCGACCAGACAATCTCACAGGCAAACAATTTGAGAATGTGTGCGGGGGCAAATCCATGATTGGTCATGGACATGTTTTGACAGAATCAGAAATTACCAATGGCAAGGTTAGTATCGAAGGCACAGACGTCAGTATCAAGGACGTGTTGAGTGCAGAGAATGCTTTGAAACTTCTCAAGCAGGATATCAAGTCTGCAGAGGGTTGGGTCAAATCTGCATGTGGTGATGTGCCACTCACACAGCAACAATTTGATGCACTGGTGGATCTAGCCTGGAACATTGGTGAACAGAAATTCACCAACAGCAAACTAGTGAAATTTGTCAAAGAGAAAAATTACAACAATGCAACAACAGAATTCATCAAATGGTGTCAAGCATGCGGTGTGATCCGAGCTGATCTACAAAGTCGTAGAAAAGCCAATGCACTGCGCTGGTGTGGAATCATGAGACCAGAAACTCCGGTGCCTGTGAGCTCAATTGCAGCAGACGGAGACATCAGTCCTGTAACAGGCAGCGGCAGTGCGGCTGAAGCCATGGCCTGGTTCCAGAGTGCACAAGGTGGCAACTACAGCAAAGCACAGGCAGCTGGCATTGTGGGCAACCTCATCCAAGAAAGTGGATTGCGCCCTGGAATATCAGAAAAAGGTATCAATCCAGGCAATGTCAAGGCAGGTGCTGGGTTGGCACAATGGACCAGTTATGGTGGACGCAAAGAAAGAGTGGCTCAATATTTGAATGTGAGAGATGTGAGAGAGGCCAGTTTCCAACAACAACTTTCAGCAGTCACTTGGGAACTCAGCACAAGTGAAAGAGGGGCAGATAGAGCCTTGCGTGCCACAAATGATGTTGCACAGGCAACCACAGTGTTTTGTAATCTATATGAACGCCCACTGGCATCAGCAGCCAACATACCAGGTAGAATAGCAAATGCCAACAAATTACTCAGCCAGTAGCAATGGGGGATTGAAAGTGGTGATGGTAATATTTGCTGGTATAATAGATCTCACATTGGCTGCCAATCCCAACACAGGTTTGGCAGCCAAATTGATAAAGCTGCAAAACGTAAATGGAATATACTTGAGCAGCTCAGCTATTCCACCCAGCAATTTGCTGATAGCTTGAAAAAATGGTTTCACCAATTGCATCCACAATTCAAAAATAAGAGTGGGAATTCTGTTGAATAGGTCTTGCACTCCCTGAACTATCCTGCTGAAATCTATTTCAGGCAAGGTGAGATTCCAGTTGAATCCTGTAAACTTCAATAACTCGCCAATAGTCCAGGGAAAAGGCCAGGGTATCCTACTGAGTATTGCACCAAATGCTCGTGTGAGAATGTCCTTGAGGTTGAAATTCAATAATGCTGTGATGGCCAATTGCATGCGTTCCACAACACCAGTTGCCAGATTACTTACTCGAGTCCAAATAGCACCAAAAATTTCAGCAAAGCTGGGTACTGTGAACGTAGGCAACAAAGGGAATCCCAGTGCTTGCCAAATTTTTTCTATGGGTTTTGTGATTTTGGTGATGGCAGTCAAGGCAGTCCAGATTATGTTACTGAGGGCCTTTTGTATTTCACTGAAAATTCTATTGATGATATTCACAATGTTGAAGTCTGGCATTTTCAAGGTCAACTCACCTGTGAATTCCAGATTCCAGGGCAGTCCCAATGCTGCTTGTACACGTGCCAATTGTGCTTGGATTGCGGCAAAAATTCTAGCCCTGCCTTCAGCTGTGAACATATCAGTGAGATAAACACCTGACAGAAAAGGAATGGGAACTTTCAGCAAGTTTAAAATGAAACTCAATCCAGGAATTTTGCTGAGAATATCAATTAATTTTTCATGCAAATACAGTTTGAATTCATTCCATAATGCTCGCATTCTCAAATCAAACTCAAATTCAGGCAATTGTATTGTGGAGAACAATGGATCAGGCAAACTGAAATTCAATGCTCCCATGATTCTACGCAGGGTGCTCAATAAATTGTCAATGGCCTGTGCAATTTGCTGTTGTAACCCATCAGCAACACAATCAATAATTCCACCCAATTGAGCAGGAATGCTGCCCAGCCCTCTACCAAAATCGGTGAGGTTGCCCAGATTGCCCATTATGTCATCTGTGCATGAAAATGTGGGCAAATTTACATTGAGACTGACGTTGGCACATCTGGATAATAAATCACTCATGCCAATATTTAGAGTGTATCAAAAGCGCCAGGCAAAACTTGTGATCCATTTTTGCCTGCTTTCTGTACCAAGTGCCTGGCACTGTGAGCTTGTTTGCTAATGCTCATGTGGTTCTTGTGGAGATTTCTGCCACACTGCCCCAAACATGTTGCAATCAGCTTCGCGCAAAAATTCAAATTCAAATGTTTTAGTCTTCACGCGGAAGACCGCGAGAGCTGTATAATTCCAAGTGTACCGAAACTTACCCACATATTCTGAAAGCCATCTGAACATGTGCATGATCTGTGCTTGATCTGGTATTGTTAACACTAGCTTGTGAGGTAGAGTTTGATACATGTGATATCTCTAGGTTTGGTGTAAAATGAGCACTTGACTGAGGTAAGCTTGACTCATGAACCCCAAGCCAGCTGAAACATCACAGCATCATCCTGGCATTGAAAGAGTATGATCCCCGGGCACCAAAGGATATGTTGCCTCTAGAATGATAGTCAAGAATCCATTGGCGAATTGGTCGGTTCAACCATTCATCCTTATCGTCCAAGGGAGGCTATTCATGGAGCTCTACAGCAGCCTTCTCAATTATGGAATAGTGAGTGCTCCTGATTGGATGTCATTTCCCGTCAACCACAGCATCAATTACCTGACGCTTGGCCAAAATAAGGGCAGCCATTTCCTCCTCCACAGTTCCTTCCGCCACAAGCGTGTAAACCGTGACGTTATCCTGCTGACCAATGCGGTGGATACGATCACTGCACTGGTCAAATTCGGCAGGGCTCCACGGAAGTTGGAGGAACGCACAAGCCTTGGCGGCAGTGAGCGTGATACCAAAGCCACCGCTGGTGATGTTGATCACGATCACCTTCACGGTGGGATCGGTCTGGAAGTCCTCGGCAGCCTGGGCACGATCCTCAGGGCTGATGCCACCACGGATCATGCGCACACCCACACCAGCATCACGCACACGATCATGGATGGTGTTCACCATCAGCTGGTGATGGGCAAACACCACCAGCTTCTCGCCCTCTTCCACATAGTCCAGGATCCACTCCACGGCGTTGGCCAGCTTGGCGTAGGCAGCAATCTCGCGGCACTTGTTGATGGCCACGATGGCCTCATCGCTCTTGGCAGGGTTACCACCATAGCGCACCAGGGTTTCCATGCCCTGTTTCCAGTTACCGCTGTGGTCAAAGGCGTTGGCCACACTGTCATACTCTGCGCGGTCAAACTCCAGGGGCACTGTGACAAAGGTCTTGGGCGGCAGTTCCTTGAGCACATCCTCTTTGCGGCGGCGGATCATCACAGTGTCCAAGAGCAGCTTGTTGAGCTCATCCTGGTTGGTGCTGCCCGAGAAATCCCAGCCAAATCGTGTGCGCTGGCCATCGCAGTAGCGGGTGGCAAACTTCATGAAGTTGCTGAACTGGGGCACCCAGTCCGCAATCGTGCTCACTGTGGTCCACAGTTCCAAGGGTCTGTTGACAATGGGCGTGCCTGTCATGAACGTGACGCTGGGAACGCCCTTGTGCAGCACCCGGAAAACCCCCTTCTTGTTGGGCACAGGCTCCTTGCCCGTGACCAGACGCAGGATGGCCAGGGTGCGCTGGGCCTTGGCGTTCTTGATCTTGTGGCTTTCATCCACAGCCACATAGTCATACTGGATGTTTTCCAGCACTTGCAGGTTGCGCTTGACAATGTCATAATTGATCAGCGTGACATCAAACCCAGACTGGGGAGTCTTGCTGAAGCTCACATGCGGATACTGGCGCTTGAGCTGCTCCAGGCGCTGCTTGTTGGGCACAAAGCCCACCACCAGCACCTTGAGCTGAGTGCCCAGCATGCGGGTGATCTCGTTTCGCCAGTTGAGCAGCAGGGTCTTGGGCAGGATCACCAGCATGGGAAAGCGATGATTCTTGAAGGCATAGGCCATCACCTGGGCTGTCTTTCCGGTGCCAGGCTCATCACCAATCAGAGCAGTGCCGTTCCACTTCTCCAGGTGGGCAACACCAGCAGCCTGGTAGGGCTTGAGGGTGAAGGCAAAGTTGGCAATCTTGCTGACCTGAGGCAGCGTGCTCCAGTAATCCTGGACGCTGCTGGTGAGATCCAAGCCCAGGCTGTAGGCCAGCTTGGTGGCTTCACGCACGCGAGCAGGGGTCGCAGCAAATTCCAGCACATCTATCTCCTCGTTTCGTGTGGCCAGTATAGCAGGAAATCACCCTCTGTCAAGCCAAAAAAGTGTGGCATTTTTGCCACACTTTACAGTGCAGCCAGGGCAGCTTCAAACTGAGCCAAAATCTGGGGATCAGCATGGGCAATCACCAGCTTGCCAGCCTGCAGGTCCACACCAGGAGTGTGGCCCATGATCTCAGCCACCTTGCTGCTCTCAGCAGCCTCTGTGACGCCCATGAGCTTGTCCAGCACCCGGCGGTGGAAAACCACAAACCGTTCCTCGATGTCAAACTCCCAGGCCAGCGCCACGTTCATGATCAGCACAATGCTGGATTCATTCACAGGCACACTCCAGGTCTTGGAGCCAGCATCCCAGCCTGCCCAGAACTTCTTGCCCTTGTGCTCGCCACGGATGGCTTTGATGGCGTCCACCAGCTCACGGTTGAAGCTGAAGCTGAAAACCGCAGTTTGATCCTTGCTGGTGAGCTTGCGGTCAGCCTGAGCTGCCTTGCCCTCCAGCGGAGCAGGAGTTCCCAAGGGCTGCTGAGCGAACACAGGGGCACAGAGCCACTCCTGGATCACAGCATCGCCACCCAGTTGCTTGCGGTATTTGTTGATCAGCTTGAGAGCTGCCGCCGCCTGCTTTTCGCTCCAGGCGCGGCCCTGCTGGGCACGCTGGGCCAGGCTGTGGCCAAAGTTGGTGTCCATCTTGCTGAAGCCAGCACCATCCCAGGTGCTGGCCCCGTTGCACACGCCAGCCAGTTGCTGAATCATGCGCTCGGCAGTGATACCCTGAGGATTTACCGTATAATTGTTCACCCAACCCTCCTCAATTTCTGATGCCAATATAGCACAGTCAGAGCTATTGTCAACCACTTTTTTCAGAAACTTTGGATAGCATTTTCAAGGCGCTGCGCCTCCTTGAGAGCTGTGGAGAC